TAGCAGAGATCTTAGCGTTATTACCTAAGTCAATCTTAGATGGACTAGCTACAGCATCACCATCTTTCACATCAAGCTTATAGTTATTTTCTTTAAGTTTAGTCAATGCTCTAATTAAAGCATTAGTAGATTGATTGATCTTACCAACTTGACCATATCTAGTGATAAAGATCTTATTGTAGTTAGATACTACTTGAACTGTATCTTCATCTGTCTTAATAATAGGAAGATTGATCAACTGACCTGGAATAATTTTATCATTGCCACGTAAACGTAAGAAACGTTTATTGATAATCTTAGGCATATCAAAACGTAATGTATGACGTTTACCTAAAGAGTCTTCTAAATGAACTGTATAAGTCAAGATAGAGTCTTCAGATGTAGATCTATCTTCTACTGCTACATCGATTACACTCATAGGTACATCTTTATTCTGAGATAAAGAATGTAAGCACTTCATAATATCAGCATCGATGTTATAGTCAGCTTCAAAGTTAGGTTTCTTTAAGTTAGCCCATTCATCATCAATAGTTTCAACTTTACTAGATAAGTCTGTAGATTGTAATGGAGTATCTTCAGTTGCAACTAATTCTGCAATAGTAGAATTAGCAATCTTCTCTTTTAAGAATTTATCATTAAGATCATCCATACGAGCTTTACGAGTAGCAGAAATCTTAAATGTATCATCTTGATCATTCTTAGCCTGTAGAATTAACTCTTTTAAGTCTACAGAGTTATCCATTTCTTTCTCTGCTTCTTCAGCATTTTTAGTATAATCTACGATAGCCTCAACTGATTGATTGATCTTTTCTTCTGTAGGTTTCTCAATCTTAGTTGGATCTACAACCTGAGTGTCACCTGTAGCACTTTTAGCAATAACCAATTGAGGTTGGTCTTTTAATGCAGCTACCACTGGAGATATTGGATCTACTTTATGAACACGACTGATATTATTAACTTCAATACCAGTTAAGTCTTCAATCTTACCAATAAGTCTAGTCTTAATATCTTCTTTATCTTCAGGAACGTTATCTTCTACGATATCATTATTTCTGATCTTTAAGATATTAGTCTTGAATAGATTTAGATTCTTCATATCTAAATCTTCCATCTTCATTTTAAACCAGCTGTTATTACCAATAAAGATAAAGTCAATACCAGCTAGTTTATTTAAGTTCTCTTTAGGTTTCTTAAAGAGTCTAACTATCATAGAGAATGGATTGATAGATTTACTAAATTCAAATAAAGATGTAGTTGGGATATCACTAGCCCATTCATTTACTGGAATTAGTACAGTCTTTCTAGTATAGCTCTTATAGTTAGCATTATTAATGAATCGATCAAACAAAGCATATAGTAAGTCGATAGCTTTATCTCTATTATAAGTCTCACTCATAGTGAAGATCTTATTATAGATATGATTATCGACATAGATATTCTTATTCTTATACTTGTCGATAGTTGGGTAAGTATACTTGATATACTTACATTCATTCTTAATTTGATTTACTCTAAGTTTAACTTCCTTAAAGTTACGTAATCTTTCACGATATAAGATTCTTCTTAATCGTACATCTAATACTCTCTCAGGAGTAGCTTCAGAAAAGAAGAATAGATTTTCAGAATCTTCAAAATGAGATTCTGTCATTATAGGATTATTACCATATGCTTTAGAGTTATATACATCATCAACTTCTAAGTCATCATTTATAATTCTATTAGGTTTAAGTAAATACATAGCATTCCATTCAAGGAAGTATGAATTAAACATATTTAGATTGCTAATAAGCTTATGCTCTATCAATTGTTTAGATTGCTCTAAGCTCTTAGTCATTAAGAAAATAGCACTACCATGTCGTTTATCTTTCACATTGAAAGGAGTAAAGAATGGAGTCTTAAGTAGTCTGAAAGGTTTAACCTTATCTATATTAATAGGCATTGTAGTACCTCCTTCACTTATTCTATTGTTAAAATCATATCGTTTAACTTCATTTTTCATTTAATTCTCATATAACAATTAAGTAGTAAGGTTAACCTATTATAAAAACACGCCAAAAAGTAAAAACGTAATTCAAGATAACTATTGGTATTTTTGTTATGTATAGACTCCAAATTATTATTAAACACAGAGTTTTGTTACCGCTGAATAATTAATGTTAAGACAATGACTATAATGAATATTAATTTCTAACTGCAAAACTTATAAATCTTTTACACTTTCAGGTCTATACTTAAATTGATATTAATATATACTTGATCCATGAGATGGGCGATTTATATTATAAGAAGATTCAATCTTACAACTCTTTACAGTTATTCATATTAATAACTTGGTATATTGCTAATATATACTAAACCGTCAAAAAATTCGTAAACCCCAAATACGAATCTAGCTTTTTTAGAGAGCAAAGCAATTTTGTATTCTTATCGAAAGAATATCCCTAAACAAACAGACAAATGCAATCATAATACCCGTAGGCTACCCCCTAGCCTACGGGTGTTTCGTCTGTCGAAATATACCCTATCCTGTACATATAGGTACGGAGGATTAATATAAATGGATAAAAAAGACTTTATAGTTGAGTTATCTAAGATGACTCATAAAGAACTTAATGATTTTATTAAATCTAAAGGTAAGATTAAGCTAGTAGAAGCTATTATCGAGAACGCTAAATCGTTCGATTAATTCATTATTAATACCCTAGCGTATTAAAATATAACACATGTAACACAAATGTAATCGAAGTTCCATAATTTTATTTTTAGGAGGATTGAATCATGGAAAAAGAAAAAACAGTTCTTGCGTTGATTAAAGACGTACAAGACAACTTAACTAATGCATCTGCATCTCATAAAGATGAAGTTCGTATTATGCAAGCATTCTTAAACGATACTTCTTATGAAGTAGGTGTTTATGACAAAACTGGTAAAGTTGGTACAGTTGCACCAGCTAAAGAATTCCGTAGTGTTATCTCTAATGCTATCGTGGCTACAACTAAAATTAGCAAAGAAGAAGCTGATTCCTTGGTTGCTGGCTATGAAGCTAAAAAATCTGATGCGGAAAGTATGTTGACAGTATCCAAAGAGTTCTTAAATACATACTTGCAGACCAACCGCAAAATTGGTCTTGGTGGACGAGAAAAATCTAACGTATCTTTGATCAAAAAAGAAATCAAAGAATCTACACGTTCTTACCCTAAACAAGTTGGTGTAGATGCTGCTGGCAAACCTATCTATGAAAAAGCTGAAGTTAAGGTTAGTCCATACGATTCTATTAAGGTTTCTAGTCCTTGCCCAGCATGGATTAAGAAATAAATTTCTATATATCTCACTATATAGGTCATATTTCAATCTCACAAGTAAGATATTCCCTAAGGTGGTTCAACTACCTTAGGGGTATTTTACTATAATCAATACATTATAATGAGATGCTTTAGACATATTAGCTTTCTAATATGCGGGTTACATATAATTGTAGGATGAATGATATTCTAGCTTTCCAACTACATGCATCCTATCTTTATATTCAATCCAAACTGATACAATATTCCCTAAGAGCTTTCATAGTTCTTAGGGGTATTGTATTGTCAAACATATAGGTAGTGTACGTGTTGCTAAAGTACACAGTGTGTTTCATTACAATTTTCCTCACAATCCAATACATATATTTGCCCAAGGGTCTTAAATGATCCTTGGGCGGTATATGTTGTCATTTTGAACATTAGGATAATCTTAAAAGAAAGGAGGACCTTATATTGGGACTCAAGATCACAAACTATCTTAAGAACCTTGGTAAGTCAGTACAATATGCTGCTGCTAAAGGTTTTAAAGAAAATTATGATACTACATATAAAACGTTCGATCAGGCTGGTACCGCTACTAAGGAAACTGTAAGTGCTATCGTTAATTATAGACAGACTTTTAAAAAAGCTCAAGAATATTTAATGAAAAGTACTGCATATGAAGCGTCTAACTTAGCCTTCAAAAGTGCCAAAGAAGATTTAAAATCTGGTAAACTCTGGAATCAAGACAGAGAAGATAAAATCATGTTTGGTGGCGGTAGTGATGATGATTTTGATTGGAACTTTGATGAAGATGTAAGTAGCGATGATAGCAGTAGCGACTTAGATATCACTACTGGTGATAAAGCTATTGCTAAAACTGTACATGATGCATCTCGAGCTAGTGCAGATCAAATCTCTGGATCTATCATGACTGCAGCTAAATATAATGCCGATGTAACTAAACAAACTGCATCGTTTATGTTTGCTCAGCAAGAACGTTTATTTGGTAATTTAAATAACTCCATCATGGGTCTTGGTACTACAATGGGCAATATGCAAAACTTCATGACTACAAACATGCAGACGCATATTGAAAACTCAACCAAGTTCTTTGAAGAGTCAACTAAATATCAACGTGAAAACAACGCTATCTTGAGAGAGCTCCTTGATATGGAACGTGAACGTTTCAAAGATTGGAATATCTCAAGAGATGCAGAGAAGAAGCGTCAAGCTAAGGGTCTTAAACAAGATATCACTGATATTCTTTCTGGTGGTGTAATGGACTGGGGTGCTTATGGTAAGCATGTCAGAAAAGGATTTGTCGACCAGGCTGAGAATCTAGGTCTTGGAATGATGAGCAAAGAAATGATTATGGGATTGGCTGCTAATCCAATGCAGTTTATTCCAGCATATCTTGTTCAACAGGCTATGGGTAAACCATTAGAAAAAGCTATTGGTGGATTTAATAAAACTTTAACTGGTTTATTTAACCAAATCAATGCTGATCTATTACGTGCCAAAAACAAAGATGGCGTAGGTGGTATCCTAGCTAGTATCTTTAGTGTCAAAGTAGCTAATAAAGATAAGATTGATACTAGTAATTACATCAAAGGTCAAGTACCTTTCGATGGTATGACTCGTAAGTCTATCGTAGAAGTTATCCCAGCTTACTTAGCACGTATCGAATCACTCTTAGGTGGTGAAGAACGTGTATACGATTTCAATAAAGGTAAATTCTCTTCTATGAAAATTCTCGAAAGAGAAAAGAAGAGAAAAGACCAATCTTATAAAGATAGAGCTGGTTCTGGTATTAGAAATGCTTTACAATCAGACTTAAAACAATTAGCAAAAGCTAAAGGTCTTTCTGCTAATGAGTTAAAACGTCTAACTGAAAAGATCCCTGATATTGAGGATATTTTATGGGAAAGCCGTGGATCATGGGATGCTGTAATGGAACGTTATGGTGATGATCAATTTGGTAAAATCTTAAAATATCTCCGTACTACTCAAGGATCTAGGACTCGTAAAGAAAGTAAAACTCTAGCAGCTGAATATGCGGATAGTCATAGAGCTAAAGCTAATGATTATGACCGTGAAGAGAAAGCTGGTTGGTCTTCTGAAGCTATGCTTTCTAATCGTAGCAAAAACAAAGGTGCTACTAGAAATCTTATAGCTGAAAATAATGACTTGATGTCTAAGAAGATGGATGAACAACAATCTATCTTCAAAGCTATGCTTTCTGAACTTTACTTAATTCGTACTAGTGGATTACGTAAAGGTAAAAACTTAGGTGTTAAGAATAGACTTAATAGTATGGCTATTCCTGACTATATTGATACTGATTATATCAAATATAGTGTATTGAAAGAAAACCGTGCTGTTACTACAGAGCAAGCTTTAGCTCACTCTGATCGTAATAAATATAAAGCTACTCCTGTTAATCCAGATGATCAAGGTAAGACTATTGATGACTTAGACGTAAATAAACTTGGCAATGTCTTCTCTAAAGATAAAGGTAAGTTTGATGACGTTACTGGTGCTAAAGGTATCAAAGGTAAAGGTAAAGCTGCATTAAGCAACTGGTCTACTATCCTTAGAAATCCTAGACTATTTGCTGCTGAAGTTATTACTAAAGTAGATGATAGCTTATATGAATTCTTCTTTGATCATGAAACTGGCGAGAAGGATGCAGAAGGTAATCAAATCCGTGGCTTCTATGATAAGATGGCTTTTGAATTAAAGACAACTTTCACTAAAGTCAGAGATTGGTTAGATAAGAAGTTATGGGAACCTATCGTAAAGAAAGGCTGGGGTAAAGTAAAAGACTTTGCTAAAAGCTTTGGTTTAGATTGGTTCAATGATGCTAAAGGTGCTGCTAAGGATAGTATTCTTGGTGCGACTAATAAAGTATCTGAAATGATTAGTGGTCCTAAACCTATAGTGGCTGCTCCATCTTCTTTCAATACTGGTCTAGAAGCTGCTGCTAAGCAAATCATGTATGGCTTTAAACCTCAAAAGGTTAAAATACCTAAAGGTGCTAAATCTTCTGATGGAACTGCATTAGAGCGTCTAGCTAGAGGTGTATTCTCTAATGGATATGCTTTTGGTTCTCTATCTGTACCGGAGACTGCTTTAACTACTGTATCTAAAGGGGAATTAATTATTCCATCTGAATTGAATCCATTCAATCCAGACTTAGATAAAGCTAATAGTAGAAAAGATAAACAAGATGAGTTAAGATTAAGAAATAAAATCTTATCTCATGCTGAAGGTGGTAACCAACTTCAAGGTAAAAACTTCCTTCAAACTGTTAAGGATAAACTTCCTAATGGTATTCAAGGTAATACTATAAGAGAAGTTGTTGGTAGTGCTTTAGAGTTTGCTGTTGGTAGAATGGCTGGTAAAGTTGAATCTACTGATGGCAGTGCTCTTGGTCAAGTAGCTAAAGCTTCAGTATCTACAGCTTGGGAAACAGGCTTAGATAAGTTTGAAGATTATGCTAAGACTTTAGATCCAGAAGTATCTAAATCTCTTACTAATGATATCGCTAAACTTAGAGGTAATACTGCTAAGTTTGCTGGTCGTACAGGTGTAATGGCAGGTGCTGGTGCTTTAGGTGCAACTGCAATATTCGGTCCTGGTGGTTTATTAGCCGGTGCCGCAGTTGGTGCTGCTGCTAATATTATCCGTGAAAGTGATACTGCTAAGAACTTCTTATTTGGTAAAGAAATGTCTGATGGATCCCGTGAAGGTGGTCTAATTAGTCGTAAACAACAAGCTTTATTTAAGAAGTATATGCCTGACCTTGGTAAAGGTGCAGCTGCTGGTATTATTCCTAGTTTAATGCTTGGATTCGGTCCAGTTGGTGCTATTGCTATTGGTGGTGCTTATTCTCTTGCTAAGAATAATAAGAAAGTTAACGAAAGAATCTTCGGTAAAACTTATTATGATAAAGATGGTAAAGAGATAGGTCGTAAAGATGGTATCATTCCTAAGAAAGTACAAGACTACGTTAAGAAAAATATGCCTAAGATTGCTGGTTTTGGTGGAGCTGCTGCTTTACTAGATCCTACAGGAATGGGTTTATTAATGAACTTTGGTCTTGGTGCTGGTTTAGGTCTTATTGGTACTTCTAGTAAATTCCATGATATGGTTCTTGGTAAGAAGAATGAAAAAGGTGAACGTGAAGGCGGTCTAGTTGGTGCTTTAAAAGACCATGTAGTAAATCCATTACGTCGCTTTGGTACAACTTTATATCAAGACTTCTATAAGTTTATGGATTATAATCTTTTCAGTCCTCTAAAAGGTACTGGTAAGATGATTGCCCAATCTTTCAAGAATATGGGACGTAGCTTAAAATATGGTATGTTTAATATTCTAGAAAAAGCTTTTGGTGGTCCATTCAGTATGCTTATTGGTAAGCAATTATCAGATATGGTATTGCGTCCTGTAGGTAGAGTATTGGGTCGTAGTTTCAGTGGTATTGGAGATTTAACTAAATTTGTAGTCGGTGCTCCTATAAGAGGTATTGGCTCTGGTTTACGTAAATTCAATAACTGGGGTAATGCTAAAATGATCCGTAAGGGTCAAGCAGATCATCTTAGTGCTCAAGAACGTCTTAATATCATGGGTTCTGAAGATTATGGTAATAAATCTAGAGATCAATATTTAGCTAATGCTTCTGCAGAAGACTTAACTAAACTTGAAAGTAGCTTAAGCGTTATGAAGAGTCAATTTAAAATTGGCGGTGGTGAAGAACGTAAAGCTGTTAAACGTTTAGAAGATGGTCTTAAGAAGTATTTACCTGCTAGTGTTATTAAACAACTTGCAAGATATGCTTATGATGGTGATGAACGTGGGGCTATGAGTCTAATCAATGGATTAGATATCCCTGAGTCTGATCGTACTAAAGTAATTAATATCTTTGCTAAAGAAATGCCTAGAATCCAAGTTGCTATTGGTAAGAAGAAGTATTCTAATAAAGAGATTGAGAATGCTAGAGCTCATCTTAAATCTCTTAATATTGATCCGACTGATAGGAAATCTCTTGGTATTGCATTAGATCAAGTTTCCGCTGAACGTGATCGTGCTGAGACTGCAGAACGTTTGATTGGTAAAAATGGTGAAAAGTTTACATCCGAAGAAGCTAAGAATGTAGCTGAAGGTATGCAATCTACTAACTCTATTCTTGAAGAAATTCGAGATAACTTAATCAAAAATGATCATGGTGGTTATGACGATCAACACTTTGATGGTACTAGACAAGCTGATCTTACTAAAGCTAAAAATAATGCTCTTAAGAAAAGCTATCTTAATAATCAAAAGATTATCGATAATAACTTCAGTCATCTTAAAGTATCTGGTAGCGTAATGAGTGCTTCCTCCTTTACTGGTAAAGGCAATAAAAGTAGACTTGCTGCTCTTAAAGCTTTACCTCAAGATATGGAAATTAATCTCGATCAATTAGCTAAACTTGATACTAAGACTATTGAACGTTATTCCCAATTAGCATTAGTAATGGGTCCTATGGCTATTAAGTCTATTGGTGATCCATCTGCTTTAGCTCGTGAGAAACTTACTGACTCTGCATTCATGAGCCTTATCAAAATCGCTACATACTTAAGTCGTGGTGATAAGAAATTTGAATTTACAGATTCTATTTCTAAATATATTAAAATGCCAGAAGATAAACTTGAGTTCTTAGCAACTCTTGTTGGTTATGGTATGGATCCATCTATTTCTGTTAATGATGCAGAATGGGCATGGAATAATCGATATATGTTTGATAATGGCAGTGCTAATACTAAAGTAGCATTTGCTAAGAGTCTTAATAAAGGTAAATCCTCCGCATCTACTGCTATGGATGGTATTGCTATTCCTAAAACAGCTTCTGCTAGTCAAGCTACAGCTATTGCTGGTACAGGTTCTACTGGTCAACGTTCCGTAGATGAAAATGGCAATGAGACATATGTATCCACAGACGGCTCTAGAAATAAAGCTGATACTGAATCTGCTCATGATAAGAAAAAAGAAGAAGATGCTAAAGATGAAAAGAATGCTGAACGTCAAGGTTCTATATTCTCTAAAGCTCTTGGTAAACTTAAAGGCTTTGGTGATTCTGCTAAAGAAGGTGCCAAAAATGTTAAGGAAAAATCTCAAGGTTTCTTACATGATATCGTAGATAGTGTAATGGGTAAAGGTGGTTTATTTGGTGGATTAGGAACTATCCTTGGTGGTGGTTTATTATTATCCTTCATTGGACCAATGCTTCCTGAATTAGGTAAAATCTTAACTCATACAATTCTACCAGCAGTTGGTGGTTTCTTAAAAGATGCAGTACTTCCAATGATTTTGGATGGTATGAAAGCTGGGGCTGGTATGCTCTGGGATATGTTTACTAGTGGTGATCCTACATCAATGGCAGTTGCTACAGGTGCAGCTGGGTATGTTGGATATAAGACTTATAAAGCTGGTAAAGCTATTGCTAGTGTAGGTAAAGCAGCAGCACTTGGTGGTGGCAAAGCTTATAAATTTGCACGAGGTATTGGAGGTTTCACTACAGCCTTACGTCGTGGTAAAGGTATAGGTACTGCACTTAAATTAGGTGCTGGTATTTATAAATCTACTAAATTCGGTAAAGATCTTGGTAAGATTGCTAAGACTTCTGAAGATGCTGTTAAAGCTAGTAGATTAGGTAAACTATCTTCTTCTATGATGGATAAAGCTTTTGGTGCTACTAAAAATGGTTTATCCAGAATAGGTTGGGCTATCAGAGATAGAGCTGGTGTAGTTGGTTCTTCTTTATTAGATGGAACTGCTAAAGCATCTATTGCTAATAGTGGTGTAATTTCTAAAATGACTGATCTAGTTAAATCTGGTATTAGTAAAGTTGGTGAAGTTGCATCTAAAGCTACAGATAAAGTTGTAGACTTCTTAAAAGATATCTTAACTAAAGGTTTAGAGAAGGTTTCTACTTATATTCCTAAATTAGCTGAGAAGGGTGCACAATTTGCTCCTAAATTAGCTGAAATGATTTTGGATGGTATTAAAGCTTCTGCTAAATTCGGTAAGTTAGTAGCTAAAGCTGGTACTTACTTAGGTGCTACAGTAATGACTGCCGGTATCGGTGGTATCGTAATTGCTATTATTACTGCATTAGACTTAGCTGCTTCTGTTACAACTGGTATTAGCCGTTGGTATAACGTAGCTGAAGTTCTTGCTGATGAACAACCTCCAAATGAGGATATCAAATGGGTAGCCGGTTTAGCATCTGCTGTCGATTCATTATTATTCGGTGTAATCGGACCTCAATTATTCTTTAAAGTATTAGCTTATATTTGGGATTTAACTGATACAGTTGCTCCTATGCAACAACGTGCATTGGCTGCATTAAACCAATATAATCAAACTGCTGAAAAGAAAATCGATACTATTGAAGAATATAATGATCAAGTATATGATAAAGATAAAGGCTTCATAGATGATATCAAGACTGCATTTAGTGGAGATAGCAATAATAAACAGCCTACATATAAACCAAATGCTCAACAGGTAGCTTCACAAACTGGTCCTACAGCTAATGCTCAAGGTACTGGTAAGAATGGTCCTGTAGACATTGGTAGAGGTATTGCTAATGGTGGTGGCTTATTAAATGGTATGCAAAATAACATGAATAAGCTCTCCCAAGGAACTAGTGGTTTAATGGGTAATATTGTATCTCAAGCTGGTGACTTACAAGCTCAAGTTTTAGGTACAGGTAAATACTTTAAACAAACCGATCCTAGATATGCAAGTATTAACTTTAATACATCTGGAGATAGTATAAATCAAACTATTGGAGATTCTGGTTGTGGTCCAGTTGCTGGTGCTAACGCTCTCAAAGCCCTTGGTGCAGGTACGATTAATCCAGCCGAAGCTTCTAATTTCGCTATTTCTGGGGGGTATAAGGGTACTGATACTGGGGTAGCTCCATCCTTCTTTGAAGGCTATGCTGCAAGCCATGGTGCTACATCTTATTCTACTGATGCTAGTGGTACAATCAATGCTTTGAAATCTGGTAATCCAGTTGTACTTCAAGGTGAATCTAAATCTGGCACATCTAGTGCTCATCCATTTGGGTCTTATCCTCACTATGTAACTGCAACTGGTTATGATGCACGTACTGGTAAAGTTACTATCCAAGACCCTGAGTCTAATCGTGATAATATGCAATATAATATCCGAGATGTATTACGTAATACTACTACAGCAAATGCTTTCGGTAGAGGAAGATTTGGTCGTGGTAAATTCGGTCAAGGTATTAGATTTGGTCGTGGTATTGAAGGTAATGTACCTATCATTTGGAATAAACTCCAAGGATTAGGATTTGGTGATATTCATACTGCAGCGATCATGGGTAATATGGCTATTGAATCTGGATTTGATCCAGCTATTAGTGAAATCGGTGGCGGTGGTGGCTTCGGTCTCTGTCAATGGGATGACCGTAAAGGTAGCCTCGCTGAATATGCTCAAAGAGCTGGTAAAGATCCATCTGATTTGGATATCCAATTACAATTTATCAAATATGAATTACAAGGTTCTGAATCTGCAGCTGCTGCTGAATTCTTTGCTGAGACTAGTGATATAGATAAAGCTACTGAGATCTTCTGTACAAAATATGAACGTCCTTATATGCCTGATGCTAATTTGGCTGGACGTAAACAAGCTGCAAGAGAAATCTTACAATCTAAAGGTACTGGCAAAGTTACTAGTATTGCTGGTGGTAAAGCTGGTGCTTCTGGTCCTGCTAAGAGACCTGGGTTATTATCTCCACTCTTCGATATGTATAATTCCATGAAATCTAACTTAGGAGCAATGCTAGGTATAGATTTGGGTGGCAATATCGGAGGATCTAGTGCATCTGGTGGTGTTGGTGGTGCTATCGGGGGCGGTAACACTAAAGCTGCATCTAATTGGGCTGACTCTATGGTTGGTCAACAAGGTTATGGTAATAACGGTTGTACTACATTCGTTAATAAATACCTTGATCAAGCTGGTGTTAAACAAATTGATATGTATGTACCTGATGCTGAGACTAAAGCTCAACAACAAGGTTTACCGTATGCATTCAAAACTGCATCTCAAGGTGGTACTGAGGGTGACGTAGTTCTTCTTAATACACTTAAAGGTGATGCAGAAGCCGATCATGTAGTTATTGCCGATGGTAAAGGTGGATATTGGGGTAACTCCTCTAGTAAAAACCAAATCGTTAAAGGTGATATTGCTAATGACTTCGGTGCTGAAAATATCAATGGTTATATTGCTACAGGTGGTGATGGTAAAGCTAGTGTACCAACTGGACAAGCTACACGATCTGAAGCAGAAATTAAAAATGATTCTACATTAGATAATTTAGGTACTGGTAAATTCTTCGGTAGAGCTAAAGGTGTTCCGAAACAAACACAATTAGCTATCGAAAAAATGGAAGCATCTAATAATAGATCTAATCCAACTCCACAAGTACAATTTGGTAGAGGTACTATTGATGCAGCTATCCAATCTGCTGGTGGTGGAGAATCTGAAGATATTATTTTATTAAGAGCAATCTATACTGAATTGACTAAGATTACTGGTAATACCGCTGGTATTGGTACTTTACAAGCTAATCAAGCTCAAACTGCACAGCAAGTAACAACTGTTCAAAACGGTCTACAAGGTGCAATGGCTACATTAGGTAACAAACTTAATGAAAAGATTAACATGGTATCTCAAAATATCCAAGGTCAAGTTAATAAAGTAACTAAGAATGTTTCCGGTAATACAATCAATCAATTACAATATTTAGCTTCTAAATAAACAAATTCCCCTTAGGATCATAGTAATCCTAAGGGGATTTCTTGTGTTTTGTAAAAAAATACACAACAAACAACGAAGTAATAAAAAATGTAAGAGATGGAGTAGGTATGACAAACCCTACATGATCGAAAACCCGTGGCTAATTGGCGAAACTCCCGCCATAAACTTGCAGGTACGGATGCATGGAAAACGACTCCATGCAGTGGTACACCCTAACAGGTGTGCTTAACGTAAGCCCCTGCGGTTCCTCACAGTTGACTAGAACAGACGAGAAGGCAGGAATGCCGCTCTTTTTTTCGTCTGTTTTGGCTCCTTGTGGGGGGGGAGGGGGGGCATGTATAAACGAAGTTTATACGACACCCATGAAGAAGTGGAGTGCGGACGGGAACGAATGAAATGGGTGTCGTATAAATAAAAAAGTTTATACTATCTGAAACGTGAGAAAGATGTGTTGAATAGATATATTCAACTTTATCGATATACTAGAAATGATTAAATAATATCAGTATACTATTCAGTAGTATACTGATATATTAATTTTATCTGTATTAACTAATAGTATATCAATAGAGTATTAGTAAATTAGAAGTAGATAAAAAGTTTATCTATATAAAATTATTCTATTGAATAAACTTGTTGATATACTAATTAGTATATTAGATATCAGTATAAGTTTATCTGTAAAAGTATCAGTAAATATTGATATCAATTATTCTATTGAAAGTAACTAATAGTTTATCTATAACAAGTTAGTTTATTAGATACTTCAATAGAATTCATCTGTAAAAACAGACATTTGACTGTTAGTTGCCATTTGCCCTTACGGGCATGGCAACAGAGTTTTTTAGGACGCAACTGTACTCAACTGTACTCTGTTGTATTCTATACCGCTTCGCGGGATAAGATGGGAGAACTACGTTCTCCCCTCTTAACTCCCCTCTCCTTTTTAATGACGCAACTGTAGTATATATGAAAAACAAGTTAGTTTATATATTATTATCTTGATAGTAATGATATATTAAAAAGCTATCAATATTCTAATAAGAAATATTTATAAGTAAAGGAGTAAACAATGACAAAGACAATTGATGAACTAAGAGAAATACCATTCAAGTATATGGTAACTTTTGAAGGAACTGATTGTAGCTTTAAGGAAACTAATGCTAAGCAATTAGTAGACTATATTCAGAATGAATTAGGATATAAAGTTAAACTATTTAGTTTTCCTAACTATGAATCAGATAGTAGTTATCTATTAAGAAACTATTTCAAGAATACAAGACATATGAAACAATTATCTCCAGAGAAGATTAGTACTTTATATACATTAGACTTTTATGATAGTTGGTATAATAAAATCAAAGAGTATTATGATAATGGATATATTATCGTAATGGATAGATGGTTATATTCAAATATCTACTATCAAGGTATCAGAGCATTACAAGAATTACGTAGTGATTTATCTGTAGAGAATCTAAGATATTATTTAGAATCTCATAGACTAAAAGAATTTATCAGAGATTATGAGCATATTGTATATGATGAAATGGAATTACCAGATACTAATATTATGCTTAAGATGATTCATGATAAAAAGACAACTAAGGAATTGATACAAGAAAGAAATTCCGATAATGATATTAATGAAGGTGAGTTTAAATATTTAGAATTGGTGAATGAACTATTTAAACACTTATTCATTAATAAGAGTTATTGTGTAAAGGAAATTCGATTAGATAAAACTGATAAAGAATTCCGTACACCTGAAGAAATATTTAATGAAGTTAGATTAGAATTCGAGACTAACTTTAGATATCATTTAGATAGATGGAGAATGGATAATGAAGTTAATCGATAGAATTAGAACTTACTTTACTCGTGAAGAAATCAAAGAGGAAAAGATTGAAGTTGTTAAGAGTGGAATTAATGTAATACTCTTGTATTGTAATTACTTTGATTCTCACTTAGAGAATATTAATATTATCTTTTATCTTAGCTTTGATGAAGATAAAGTAAATATCTTAGACTTAATGAAGTATGGTAGATACGATAATAGTACACATATCTTCATGACGACTTATAAAGAATTATACGATATGAGAATGGAGAATAGAACTTCCGATATTGTAGATACATTCTTTGCACAAATAAGCGATGCTATGAACTTAGATACGATAACTAATCCACGTGAGGATAAGACTAATGTATCGAATGCATTGTTTAATATTATTAAGACTTATGCTGGATATGAAGATAGAAAGCTTAAGCTAGAATGTGGAGTAATTGATTTACCGAATGACTTTGATCATTATGCATTTGAGATAAATCGATTAGTTGGTAGAGAAGTAGACTTTAGACCATACACATTGATTAAAATAAATTTGACAGAGATTCCGTATTACTTCTTAGGATACATTGCTCCATATACGGAATACCTTAACGTTAACCTTTGTACGGAAAGACCACATGGATTTGTAAACAACGACAATTTCGTTGCATCCTTTGAGGGACGTTCCGCTACGGTTAATGAATCCATTGCGATATATAATGTAATTAATTATGCTAATACATGCCCTGAATTTATACGTAGCAGTATACTTCCACAGGGTAGTGCAGTAAACATCGAATTTACGATTACACTAGATCGTATCTTTACCTGTTTAGAGGAGTCTGAGAACGATAATTTTAGTTCATTCTTTAGAAATGAAATTTTATTGAATATTTTCACTGAAGAAGATATAGATAATCTTTCATATACTAGAAAGAAGACTGATGAAGAAGTTCAAGATGACTTTGATAGAGAAATAGATGAGATTATTTTCCTAGATGAAGAAGGAGGTGATGAAGATGAAAACTGATAAAGACTGTAAGTTCATTGGAACAATTGTAAACTCTCTTAAAGATGAGACTTGTACTAGATTTAGATTGAAAGCTGAACCATTGTCTTTTGATACTAATAGACACTTAGACATGCAACACATTTCGTTGTATATCTCTTCCGAAGAGATTAGTGTTGTATTTAGTAATGGTTATATTAGAATTGATTTGAATACACTAGAAAGTGATGTAGCCGGTAATACATTTGCTGATACAGTTGAGGTATCTAAACTACTTAATATTATTGAAACAAAAATCTTGTTGGCTAATATTAAAGAGGAGAATAAGTAA